ACGGATGGACCGCTGCTGACCCCCAAGCCATCTGCGATTTACTTACAGTGTCAGCCTTCCGAGTTTGCGCAGGTCAGGTGCCGTGAGGACGACGAACAGCGGTCAGGTTGAGCAGACGCTGAAGGAGCTGCGGCGCCTCGGCCGGGTTGAGAAGATCGACGCGGCGGCGGTTCAGGCGCTGCGGTCGATGGCGCGGGCGCTGGACGCTGAGCCGCAGAATGCGGCGTTGTGGCGGCAGTACCGGGAGGCGCTCAGGGAGTTGACGGCGGATGACAGTGACGGCGGTTTCGATGAGGCCGTCGGCAACCTGTTCGCCGAAGTGGGCGACTCGCCGCCGGCCTGAGCGGAAGACGTTCGGCCCGGAGCTGGCGCGGATCGCGGCGGCGCTGGGGCAGCCGTTCATGCCGTGGCAGCATGACGCGGCCGAGGTCGGGTGTGAGATCGACCCGGACACTGGCCGCCCGGCGTACCGGGAGGTGATCGTCACTGTCCCGCGACAGTCGGGGAAGACGACGCTGTACCTGACGTGGCAGATCAACCGGTGTACGTCGCCGCGGTGGGCGCAGCCGCAGCGGTCGGCGTTCACGGCGCAGTCGGGGAAGGACGCGCGGGACAAGTGGCTGGATGAGCTGTTCCCGCTGATCCGCCGGTCGCGGAAGCTGCGACCGCTGGTGGCGCGGATCTATGAGGGCATGGGGAACGAGTACATCCGGTTCGCCAACGGGTCGCTGATCCGGCTGCTGTCCACGTCGACGTCGTCTGGGCATTCGAAGACGCTTCATCAGGCGGTGCTTGATGAGGTGTGGCATGACAAGGACAGCCGCCGTGAGCAGGGCCTGCGCCCGGCGATGATCACGGTTGAGGATGCGCAGATCCTGGTGTGTTCGACGGCGGGGACGGCGGAGTCTGTGGTGCTGGCCCGTAAGGTTGCGGCTGGCCGGGCTGCGGTGAAGGCGGACACGGGCCGCGGGGTCGCTTACATCGAGTATTCGGCGCCGGATGGGTGGGATCCGGCTGACGAGGAGTCGTATTTCGGGTTTATGCCGGCGTTGTGCCCGGATCCGCCGTGCCGCTGTGGTGGCGGGGCGTGGCGGCACACTGTGACGCTGGATGCGGTCCGCGGGGAGCGGCTGTCGATGGAGGCGGAGGAGTTCGCCCGCGCCTACGGGAATGTGCCGGATCTGTCGGGGCAGGTGGCGGATCTCGCGGATTTCAGCAACTGGGCGGCGTGCGCCGATCCGGGGTCGCAGGTGCTGGACCCGGTCGCTCTGGGGTTCGCGGTGGCGCCTGGCGGGTCGTCTGCGGCGATTGCCGTGGCTGGCCGCCGCGCTGATGGGCTGGGGCATGGGGAACTGGCCGATCACCGGCCGGGTACGGCGTGGCTGATGCCGCGGGTGCTCGAGCTGGTGGAGTCGCTTGACCCGTGTGTGCTGGTGATCAACCCGGCGGGCGCTGCGGGTGATTTTGAGGCTGAGCTGGTGGAGCACCGGTTCAGTGTGAAGCCGGGCCCGGGTGAGCGCAGGCTGCAGATCGTGGGGGCGCGGGAGTACGCGCACGCGTGCGGCGCTCTCGGCGATGACGTGGTCAATGACCGGTGGCGGTATCCGGGGCCGTCTCCGGTTGATGCGGCGGTTGAGGGTGCGCGGACCCGTCCGCTGGCGGATGCGTGGGCGTGGTCGTGGAAGCATTCGCCGGCGGACATCAGCCCGCTTGAGGCGGTGACTTTGGCGCGGCATGGGCATGCGACGCACGGTGTGAACCAGGTGCCGTTCTTCATGGCGCAACGATGAGCGAGGGAGACCGGTGCCGGTGACCAGCATCGCTGAACGCATCCCGCTGGATGAGATCACCGCGCAGGCCCGCCAGGTCAGGTTCGGCCACCTGCTGCTGACGCTGATCGCCGCCGTGTTCTTCGGCCTGGGGTGGATGGCGGGCCGGTTGTTCCTGGGTGTGGCGTGGTGCGCGGTCGCGGTGAAGGTCGGCTGGCAGGCGGGAGCGGCTCGTGGCGGGCCTGCTCGAACGGGTTAACGCGGCGGCCCGCGGTGACGAGTCCCGGTTCTCGATCGACACGTGGATCAGCCAGTACCTGATCCCGTCGGCGGGGACGTTCGCGTACGGGAATGTGACGTACCCGCTCGGGCAGGGGCTGCCGCAGACCCTCGCGGGGAACCGGGTCGCGGAGATCGCCAACTCGATTCCGGGGTACCGGATGGCGTTGCAGGCGTGCCCTCCTGCGTTCGCCGCGCAGATGGTCCGGTCGCTCGTTTTGTCGCAGGCCAGGTTCACGTTCCGGAACCGGATGTCCGCGAGCACGCCGCGGCGGACGTTCGGGAACCGGGATCTGGCGCTGCTGGAAACACCGTGGCCGAACGGCACGACGGGGGATCTGCTGTCCCGGATGGAATGGGACGCTGGGCTGGCGGGCAACGCGTACGTGCTGCGGCAGCCGGGCAGGTTGCGGGTGCTGCGGCCGGACTGGACGGCGATCCTGTACGGGTCGCAGCTCGAACCTGACTTCGCGTCGGGTGCTATCGACGCGGAACTGCTCTGCTACGTGTACCGGAACCGGGGGACGGAGGACCCGCACATCCTGCTCCCGGACGAGGTGGCGCATTGGAGCCCGATCCCGGATCCGGAGATGGCCGGTTTGGGCATGTCGTGGCTGACGCCGGCGATCCGGGAACTGCAACTGGACCGGCTCGGCACCGAGCATAAGATCCGGTATTTCGGGCAGGGCGCGACACCGAACCTGGTGGTCAAAGGTGTTCCGGCGGTGTCGCGGACCCAGTTCGAGGAACTGGTCAACGAGATGGAAGACCGGCACGCGGGTGTGGCGAACGCGTACCGGACGCTGTATCTGACAGCGGGCGCGGACGCGAGCGTGATCGGGTCGAACCTGCGGGACCTGGATCTGGAGAATCTGCAGGGCGCGACGGAGACGAGGATCGCGGTCCTGTCCCGGGTGCCGGCGGCTTTGCTGGGGATCTCGAAGGGCTTGAGTGGTTCCAGCCTGAACGCGGGGAACCTGGCGATGACCCGCCGGATCTTCTCTGACACGTGGGTGTATCCGGCGTTGCAGGATGTGGCGTCGTCGCTGGCGTCAATCACCACGGTGCCCCCGGATTCTGAGTTGTGGTTCAGCACGGACGACATGCCGATCCTGCGGGAGGACGCGAAGGACGCCGCCGACATTGAGGCGGTCAAGCAGGCGACGATCAGCGGTTATGTGAAGGACGGGTTCACGCCGGAGTCGGCGGTCGCGGCGGTCCGCGGGCAGGACATCTCGCTGCTGAAGCACACAGGGCTCGTGTCGGTGCAGCTTTGGGAGCCGGGTGCCGAGTCCCCGCGTAAGCCGGAGCCTGGGGCGGTGAGTCCCAGCCAGCCAGCCGGGGCACCCGTCCCAGTGCCGGCAGTGAACGGGAAGGCCGCAGGAGGCTGACATGAGCTACCACGTTGCGAAGTCCGACGGCTGCCCCATAGCGCGGCCGTGGGCAGTCCTGAAGGACGGCGACGGGAAGGTGCTGCGCTGCCATGTGGACCAGCAGTCCGCGCAGGACGACATGGATGGGCTGCTGCAGAACGACCCCGCCGGTGCTATGACCGCGCTGTCGGCGACCCCACTGGATCTCCCGGCCCGGGGCCCGAAGCCGTACGGCAGCGTCGCCTACGCGGACCCGAAGAACGGCAAGTACCCCATCGACACGGCCGCGCACGCGAAAGCGGCCCTTTCGTACATCTCGATGCCGAAGAACGCGGCGAAATACCCGCTCAACGGGGTCACCCTCGCGTCGGTGAAGGCGCGGATCATGGCGGCGTGCAAGAAGTTCGGGATCACCGTCAGCCAGTCGAACGCCGCGCACTTCGCCCCTGATCTGGATGTGGTGCGATCCGGCGAACTCATGGAGCTGCGGTCTGCGGATGAGTCGCCGGACGGGTCGCTGGGTGTCCTGACCGGCCGGTTCTCCGAGTTCGGCCGCTGGTACAAGGTGTCGTCCCGGTTCGAGGGCGACTTCATGGAACGCGTCGCCCCGGGCGCGACGGTGGACACGATCCGCGACGACCTTGACGCGATGCGGGTCCTGTTCGACCACGGGATGGACGCCCAGATCGGGAACAAGGTTCTCGGCCCGATCGACTCGCTGACCGAGCGCAGCGACGGCCCGCATTATGAGGTGCCGCTGTTCGACACGTCCTACAACCGGGACCTGCTGCCGGGCCTGAAGGCCGGCGTGTACGGGGCGTCGATGCGGATGCGGGTCACCGGCGACACGTGGGACGACGAACCCGCACGCTCGGACATGAACCCGGACGGGATCCCGGAGCGGACGATCACCCGCATGAAGGTGCCGGAGTTCGGGCCGGTGACGTTCCCCGCGAACCAGGGCGCGACGTCGGGGATCCGCTCCGGGACTGACGAGTTCTATCACCGGCTACAGCAGGTGGACGCCCCCGCGTTCGAGGACGCGGTGCGGTCGGCCGGCCTGCCAGCAGACTTCACCGGGCGGGACGGCGCGTGGAGCGCCCCCGGCGGTGAGCGCATGGACGTGCGCCAGGAAAACGGCGGGACGTCACCTGTCAACAGAGCGGCCCTGCGTGACAGGGCCTGGCGCATGAGGAGACAACCCACATGACCACCACCGATGAGAACCGGGCGGACTTCCTCCCCGGCAGCATGGACGACCTGCGGGGCCGCACCCCCGACGAGCTGCGGCAACTGTTCGAGGTCCTCGACGCGCACCTGAAGTCGCTGCATCAGACCGACGACGGGGAGATCCGCGACCTCGACGACGCCGAGCAGGGCGCGTTCGACCTCGGCCTGCAGATGCGGGAGGAGATCCTGAACCGGCTCGAGGAGCACCGCAAGATCAGCGAGGTGTTCCGCCGCCGTCCCGAGCAGGTGCAGCAGGCGTACGCGAACATCCGCTACGGCCTCGACGACCCCGCCGGCGACACGCGGCGGATGACGAACACTGAGGCGCGGGACCGGGCGCTGCGGATCCTCGACTCCCGCGACGCATCCGAACTGTCCGATGCGCAGAAGACGCAGGTCGACAAGTGGGTCCGCCGCGACCATGTCACCGCCCGGCGGCTCCTCGTCACCGAGAACGAGGACTACCGGTCGGCGTGGATGAAGATGGTCACCGACCCGCATCCGGTGCTGTCCCCGGAGGAGAACCGGGCGGTGCAGGCGTGGTACGAGTTCCGTGCGCTGGGTGACTGGACGACCACAGCGGGCGGGTTCGGCATACCTGTATTCATAGATCCGTCCATTATCCTAACCGCCCAGGAAAGCGGCAATCCATTCCTGGCAATTGCAAAACAAGTGACCGTTAATACGAACCAGTGGAAGGGCGTCTCCTCCGCTGGTGTGACGTGGGCGTTCCAGACTGAAGCCGCCGCCGTCACCGACAACAGCCCGGTGCTGGCGCAGCCCGCCGTCCTCGTCCACATGGCCCGCGGGTTCATCCCCTACTCGATTGAGGTCGGGATGGACTACCCCGGGTTCGCGTCGGAGATGTCCACGCTGCTGGCGCAGGGCTACGACGAGCTGCTGGTGCAGAAGTTCACCATCGGCTCCGGCACGAACGAGCCGAAGGGCATCCTCACCGCGATCTCCGCGGTCGCGGGTGACCGGGTGAAGGTCACCACCGGCGGCACGATCGGCGCCCCGGACCCGTACCTGGTGTGGAAGGCGCTGCCGCAGAAGTACCGCCGCAACGCGTCCTGGCTGATGAGTGTGGGTGTGAACAACGCGATCCGGCAGATCGGCGCCGCGAACGTGTTCCACGGCTACACCGTCAACCTGCCCGAAGGCTGGGCCGACCAGTTGTTCAACCGGCCCGTGTACGAGTCGGCGTACATGCCCGACACGACCACGTGGACGACCACGGCGGAGGGGCAGGCGATCGTCGGCGACTTCGCCAACTTTGTCGTCGCCCGCAACGGCGGCATGTCGGTGGAGCTCGTGCCGCAGCTGTTCCAGCAGGTCACTGCGGGCTCGGGGCCTGCGGTCCCGACGGGACAGCGCGGCTGGTTCGCCTACGCACGGATAGGTTCCGATTCCAGCAACACCGCTGGGTTCCGCCTCCTCGTCGCGAACTCGTGACCCGTGGCTGACCAGAAGGCCGCGCAGCGGCCGGAGAAGTCCCCAGCACCGGCGGCGGGACCGGTGCTGGGGTCAGCAGCGGCGTCCACCAGCCCGGAGGTGCAGAACCTCCTCGCCCACCGGGCCATCGCGGTCAGCAACGGCGACGACGACGCCGTCAAGGCCGTAGACGCGCAACTGGCCGAACTCGGCTTCTAATAGCAATAGCAGGCGTGGTGGCCGGGGGTGCCATGTGCCCCGGGCCACCACCCACACAGGAGGGGTGACGCATGCCGGTTATCACAGCATCAGGCGGCATCAGCCCGGGCAGTTTCGGCGTGACCGTGTCGGACGTCGGCGTGGCGAACCTGTCCACGGGCCAGGTCACCAGCGCCCCGTCAGACAATGTCGTGGACCGCGGCGGGTCGGTAGGGCCAGCCCTGCTCCGGCTGACGACCACTGTCGGCGCGACTCCTACATGTACGTACCTGGTTGAGGGGTCGGCGTCCGGCACGATCTGGTTCCCGATCCAGAACGCCGACTCGGCGACGCCGCAGACGCTGGTGATCACCACGTTCGTCATCACCACTGCGGGCACGTTTTTCAGGCTGATCCCGGCGCTGATCCCGGTGCGGTTCCTGCGGGTGACGTACTCGGCGAACACGAACGTGACCAACACCCTCGACGCCTTCATCTACTGAGGCGCCACCACACATGGGAGAAACCGATGCAGGTCGTGTACGCGAAATATGGCGGGCAGGTGGAGACCCCTGACGGGGGCCGGCACAACGTGCAGGGCGGGCAGCACTGGCCCGCGGACGACCCGGTGGTGAAGGCCGACCCGGGCAGGTTCAGCACCGACGCCCGGTATGGGGTGTCGTTCTCGTCGCCGCCGCCGGAGCTGTCGGAGGCGCCGGTGGAGCAGGCGACCGCCGGGCCGGGGGAGAAGCGGGCCGCGGTGCGCCGTGGCTGACCCCGCACCGGAAGACCGCGCCGGGGCGGTCACTGTCGCCTACGTGCATGAGAAGAACCTCGCCGCGTCATTTCACCATTGCATGATCGAGATGATCGGGTGGGACCTGGCGCACGAGGCGCGGATCATCCGCGGCGGCTACAAGGCGTGGACGTGCGGCACCGACGGCCTGGTCGATTCGCGGAACAAGCTCGTCGCCGCGTTCCTCGCTGAGGACACGGCGGACTGGCTGTTCTGGATCGACACCGACATGGGGTTCGCGCCGGACACGATCGACCGGCTCATGGCCGCCGCCGACCCCGAAGAGCGGCCGGTCGTCGGCGGGCTGTGCTTCACGCAGCGGGAAGAGACCTCCGACGGGATGGGCGGGTGGCGGTGCCGCGCCACACCCACCGTGTTCGACTGGACCGTCCTCGAGGACGCGGGGCAGATGGGGTTCAGCGTCCGGTGGAACTACGCCCCGGACACGCTGACACGGGTCGCGGGTACCGGGTCGGCGTGTGTGCTGATCCACCGGTCGGTGTTCGAGAAGGTCCAGGCTGAGTACGGCACGTGGTATGACCGGGTGCCGAACACGACCATGGGGCAGGTCATCAGCGAGGATCTGTCGCTGTGCCTGCGTGCCTGCGCTTTGGACATCCCGATCCACGTCCACACCGGGGTCAAGACGACGCATCAGAAGACGCTGTGGCTCGCCGAGGACGACTATTACGGGCAGGTCGCCCTCGCCCAGATGGTTCCGCCAGTGCCGGACGCCACCGAGGAGACGGCGGTCATCGTCCCGGTGCTGGGCCGCCCGCAGAACGCGGCACCGTTCATGGCCTCGCTCGCCGCATCGGGTGCGCCGCTCGCCACCGTGTACGCGGTCATCGACGGGGCGGATATGGAGACGGCGAATGCGTGGGGAGACGCCGGGGCACAGATCCTGTACCGCGGCGGCGAGCCGCCGGGGACGTTCGCGGAGAAGGTCAACCTCGGCTACGCCATGACCTCCGAGCCGTGGCTGTTCCTAACCGGCGACGACGTGAAGTTCCATCCCGGGTGGCTCGACCAGGCGCAGCATGCCGCCCGCGACGGCGCCGACGTCATCGGCACGAACGATCTGCACAATCCGCGGGTGACGGCCGGCGACCACGCGACGCATCTGCTGGTCCGCCGCGCCTATGTGGACGAGCGCGGCGGGTCCTGGGACGGCCCGAAGGTCGTCGCCCATGAGGGCTACCGGCACTGGTTCGTGGACGACGAGATCGTGACCGCGGCGAAGCAGCGGGACGCATGGGTGATGGCGTTCCACTCGAAGGTCGAGCACCTGCACCCGCTGTGGGGCGGCGCCGAAGACGACGCCACGTATGCCCTCGGCCGCGAGCACATCGACCAGGACCGGGAACTGTTCACCGCGCGGCGGGACGAGCACACCAGTGCATGACCAGGCAATGCAGTGGATCGCCAAGTACGCCACCAGCGAGCCGGTGAAGGTACTGGACCTCGGCGGCCGGGACATCAACGGCACCCCCGAGCACCTGTTCCCCGGCGCCATCTGCTACACGGTGCTGGACCTGCGCGACGGCCCGGGGGTGGACATCGCCGCAGACGCCGCCACATGGCAGCCGACCGACTGGTGGGACGTGGTGATCTGCGCCGAGACGTTCGAGCACACCGCGGCATGGCGGGCGATCATCCGCACCGCCTACACGGCGTGCTCGCCCGGGGGCCGGTTCATCGTCACCACCGCCGCACCCGGACGGCCGCCTCATTCGGCGGTGGATGGGGAGTTCCGGCTGCTGCCGGGGGAGCATTACGCGAACATCCGCCCGGCTGAGCTGGCGCTGGCGCTGTCTGCGGCGGGGTGGGCGGATGTGCTGGTGGATGTGCAGGCGTTCCCGTGCGACGTGCGGGCAACCGCGGTGAAACCTGAGGGAAAGTGAGTTAAGCGATGGCCATTGCCCGCTACTACAAGGTCGGCGTCTTCGACACCTCGACGCCCCTCGCCACCGGTGGCACGTCGACGGTGACGACCCCGATCCCGCTCCTGCACGGCACGACCATCGCCACGCAGGACGTGAACATTTCCGCGATCCGCTGCAGCGTGATGGGTGCGGCGTCGTTCCCGGCGAACGCGTCGGTGGTGTTCTCGCTGAACATCGCGACGGGTGCGCAGGCCGGTGGTAACGCGGCGGTGGCGCGGCTGCTGTCGGGCGGGTCGGCACTGGCGGCGAACACGACGTTCCTGACGGCGGGTGGCACGTCGGCGGCGGCGATCACGACGGTGACGATGACAACCGAACTGTGGGCGCAGTCGGTGCCGTTCACCGCGGGGTCGTCGTGGGGTGAGTGGTTCACGCCCGGGTTTGAGATCAACATCCCGATCTCGACGAAGTTCGCCCTGTTCGTGACCGCGTCGTCGGCTGGTACCGGCACCACGTTCGCCGGCGAGCTCGAATTCACCGAGTGAGAACGGTCTAAAGCTATGGCTATCAGCGACGTCTACACCGCGCGGTCCGGGATAGTGACGGTGGCGACGACGGCTGCGACGCCGCTGATGTCCCTGATCAGCCCGGCGACGAAACGGGCGTGGGTCGTCGGGGTCCGCATAGATGTCCAGGCGACGACGGCGATCGTCGGCTCCAGCGTCCTGTTCCAGCTGGCCCGTCCTGGGAACACGCACACCGCGACCGGGCTCGCGACGGTGCCGGCGCATGACTTCTCGGCGCCGAACTCGATTTCGTCGCAGGCGCTCACCTGGTCGACGGCGCCGACGATCGGGACGGTGCTGTGGGAGCAGGAGCTGCCGCAGACGTCGGGGTCGTCGTGGGAGGAGTTCCCGCCGGCGGGGTATGAGTGGCAGGTCCCGGCGATCGCGACGGCGGCGGCGAACTCTGGGCTGCACCTGTTCGTGACGGCGACGGCGGCGACGTCGACGACGTATGTCGCTGACCTGGTGTTCAGCGAGTAACGGGTGACGTTCGGCGGGTCGCAGCAGGCGAATGTGGCGGCGGGTGCCGCGACCTGGGGGAAGGTTGCCGCTGGGGCTGGGAATGCCACCAACTCAACTTCGCTGGTGATCAATTTGCTGGTGGCCGCGTCTGACGGGGATCTGCTGTTCCTGTACGTCGCCGGGTTCTGCGCTGATGGTGCCGGGTCGATCAGCTGCTCAGGTTTCACCACCCAGATTCAGGGTGCCGGCAACCTGAGCGCGAGCCACCCGTTCTGGGCCGGGACGCGGATCGCTTCCGGTGAGGGCACGGTTTATACGGTCAGTTTCACCGCGGCGGCGTGGGCGGTGGGGTGCCTGCTGGTCCTGCGGTCCACCACGGGCGTCAAGATGGTGGCGAATACGGCGGTGTATGACACGGCTTCCGGTTATACGACGTCTCTGCCGAACCCGTCGCCGCCGCTGACTATCGCTACCCCGCTGGACGCGACGATCTACGCGTGGGGTGGTCAGGATTCGGTGCTCAGCGGGGCCAGCAGTGTGGATCTGCAGCAGAGCGGGATGTCGGACATTTTCGGGACGGGCACAACTACCGGCGCGTGTGCTGGCTGCGGGTGGGCGGTGAACGCCGCGTCGCCTGGCCTGGTCCAGATCCTCGGCGGGAACAGCGCGGATCCGGTGGACGTCGCGCTCGACATCACCCCCAACTGAGAAAGGCGCTGACATGCCGTCAACGCAGTGGTCGGCGCCTGCCGCGATAGGCAACAACCAGCCGTTCGTGCAGTCCACGATCACGGCGGCGGTGCTGGACATCACGCCTGGGGCGGCGTCAGGCACGATCGGCGGCCAGTATGAGATCCCGGCGGGGATGCTGAACCTGGGCACCCGCCTGCGGATCGTCGCCTGGGGTTCCTACATCGCGACGACGACCGCGTCGACGATGGCGTTCGGGTTCTACATGAACAACCCGGGGGTCACGATCCTGACGACCCCGGCAGTACTGACTTTGGGCCCGGCGGTCACGGCGGTCGCCACCACGATGCCGTGGCAGCTCGAATACTGGGGTCTCATCGCCGCTGTGTCCACGACGACGGGCACGACGGGGTCGATCGTCGGCCGTGGCCGGTTCACCGCGAACGTCACGTCCTGGGTCACGGCGGAGACGGTGAACATCGCGCCGCAGTCGGTCGGCGCGCAGACGGTCGCGCAGACCGCGACGGGGATGATCACCTACAACGCGCAGTGCATCCAGGTCGGCTGTACCGTCACGACCGCGACCGGTATCACCAGCATCACCACGAACGAGCTGACCTGCGAACTGCTCGGCTGACCTTTCCGCCCGCCGGAGGGCGGTGAGTAATGCCCGCCCCGACCCTGGTCTCCTATGTAGAGACTGTCTGGAACACGACCGGGGCGAACAAGTCGCTGCCGGTCACGTCGTGGCTGAACGGCGACCTGATCGTTGTCGCGTCCCTCACTGAGGATTTCGCGTGTACGGTCACGGTCGCTAACCAGTTCGGCCTGACGTTCACCTCGACGACGACGGGCACGGCCGGGTCGACGTGTTTCGCGGGTGTCTTCACCGCGACCGCCACATCGGACCAGACGAGTGTCGCGGTCGCTGCCGTGTCGGCCGACGGTGGGGTGAACACCCACGCGTGGGGTGTCGGGCTGTGGGTGTTCCGCGGCCCCGGCGGCGTGGGTACCCCGGTCGTCGATAAGACGACCGCGAAGACGATCAGCCTGACCCGCGTCGCGGCGAACTCGATGGTCGTCTCCGCGGCGGGCGACTTCTCAGCGGCAGCGTCGACCGGGTACAGCTTCACGCCCACCGTCGGTCATGACCGGCAGCATGCGGCGTTCACGCCGTACACGATCTACGTCGCTGACTGGGGCGACCAGGGCTCGACGGGCACCACGTCCTATGGGACGACGGGTGAGACGTCGTCGGGGACGTTCGCGAAGGTCGCTGTCGAGGTCAAGGGCATCGCCGGGAGCGCGGCGGCTCCTGGGGCGGTGGCGGCGCTTTACGGCCCGGGGTGGCATCCGGGCCGTGGCTTGCCGGGTGAGCCGGGCGGGACACCGTTCTACGCGCCCCCATCGCCGTCCCCGGTGCCGGTGCCGCCGCTGATCCTGGGCACACCCGGCCCGGTCATGCCGCCGATGACGTGGATGGGCGGCCCCGGGAAACGCCCCGCACCGGCCCGCGCCCGCGTCGGCCCCCTGGCGAACGTCACCGGCGCCGGTGAAGCAGGCCCGAAACCCGCCGTCCAGCCGGCCGTTTACCAGCGTGTCTCCGGGTATGCGCGGAAGGTTTCACGCCGCCCCATCGTCGGCCCGCGTGGCCGTGCCGCTGGTGGTATCGCGGCCCCCGCCGCCACGCCGGCTGCCGCTGCGCCGCCTCTGCCGCGAACTGGCCCGGTTCAGGCGAGGCTGCTGCCGCGCCGCGGCGGCAGTGTCACGAGCCGCGACGGTGTCTACGGGCAGACGGGGCCACCGGTCACGCCTGCCGATGGGCCGGCCCGGGCGAGGATCCCGCAGCCGGTCCGCGGTGGCCAGGTCACCCGCCGTACCGGCACGTTCGGCGGTGTGGGTCCGGCGGTCAAGGCGCTCGCGTCCGCGGTCGCCGGGAAGCTGCGGGGCCTGCCAGCCCGTGGCCGCACCGCCGGGCGCAGCGGCGTCTACGGGCAACTCGGCCCGGCGGTCAAACCCGCTACGGGGCCGGTGCAGGCGCATCAGCTCCCGCGCCGCGGCGGCAGCACGCAAAGCCGCACGGGGACATACACGGCTGTCGTCCTCGGCGCCGGGCCCCCCATCTACCCACTCGGCCACCCCGTCCAGGCGCGGCGGCAGCCCGCGCGGGGCGGGCGTGTCACCCGGGCCGCGGGGGTCTACGGCGGAACTGGACCGCCGGTCAAGGCACCCGCTGGCCCGGTTAAGGCCCAGCCTGCGCCGCGCCGCGGTGGGACGGTCGCCAGCCGCGCGGGGACACTCACCTCGGGTGTGCCGCAGGCTGGGCCCACCGTCTACCCGCTCGGCCACCCGGTGCAGGCGAGACGCCAGCCGCTGCAGGGCGGGCGGGTGGTGCGCCGCGCCGGCACCTACGCCCAGACCGGGCCACCAGTCAAGCCGCAGCAAGGCCCCATCGGGGTGTCGCGGCGGCAGCCGCCACCGCCCACCCGCGGCCGGGTCGCGTCGCAGCGCGGCCCGTACGGGCAGACCGGCCCACCCACGATCCCGCTGCGCCGCCCGGTGCGCGGCCAGCCACAGCGGCCGGTCCTCACCGGCCGCTCCCGGTGGCGGGCTGGCACCTACACCGCGCCGATCGTCGCACCGTTCACCGTCGGCGCCCTGAGCGCCGCTGACAAGCCGACAGCGGTCCTGGTGGCCTCGGGTACCACCAGCACCCTCACAGCCGCTACAGCGCCGTCTGGGGCGCTCACAGCGGGAGACAAGCGGACAGGAGGCCCGGGTTGAGCCGGTATCCCAGCCAGCAGCCCATTCGCCTCAGTACCACCGTCCGCGACGTCACCGGCGCCCTCGTCGACGCAAGCGCTTTGACGCTGCTGGTGAAACTCGCCGCGGTGGACGGCACGTGGACGACCACCGGCACCTACGCCACCCCCGCCCATGACGGCCTCGGCCTGTACCACCAGGACATCCCCGTCACCGACCTCGCCAGCGTCGGCCACTACCAATACAGCTGGACGAGCACGGGCACCGGCGCCGGTGTCTCGTTCGGCGAGTTCGACATCCACGACCCGTTCGAGACGGCCGTCCTGTCCCTGCAGGACGGGAAAGACATGCTCAACATCCCGCAGGCCACAACCAGCAACGACACGGAGATCGCGTCCTACATCGCGACGATCGAGGCGTCGCTGCGGGGCATGACCGGCGGCCCCATGGTCAACAAGACGATCACCGCCGAACGGTGCGAATTCGCCGGCTGGTACCAGATGCTGCAGGTCAAGCAGCGTCCCCTCGTCTCCGTCACGTCGGTCACGTCGGTCCTGTCCGGCACCACGATCGACATCACCGCCGGGCTGGACATCAACCCGGCCGCCCGCACGATCCGCCGCAAAGACGGTTCCCCGTTCTCATCAGATTCGACAGTGGTCCTCGTCACCTATGTCGCTGGGTGGGGCACTGCGGTGCCGCCGTCGATCAACCTGGCGGCGCGGATCATCCTGCAGCATCTGTGGGACACCCAGCACGGCCCGGCGTCGCGGCCGTCGATGGGCGGCGGGATGGAGCTGGTGACGCCGCCGGGGTTCGGGTTCGCTGTGCCCAACTACGCCGCTGAACTGCTCAACGGCCACCTGAACGGGATGGCGTTCGCGGATTCGGTGTTCGCCCGGTGACCACCAGCCGTATCGGGCCGCTGATCGACTACCTGTTTAACCTGTTCAACGCCGCGCCCACCCTCGGCGCCGCCACACCGCCGGTGCTCGTCTTCGACGGGCCCGTGGTCACCGCGGCCCCGGCGCAGCTGGCGCTGTACGTCGGCGTCGATGACGTGTTCACCGACCAGGCCCCCATCTCGGCGAGCTCCGAGCAGGCGCGGATGGGCTCTACCCGGGGGCGGCAGGAGACGGTCACGATCCACTGTGCGGCGGTGGCGTGGGCGGGCACCGACGACTCCCGGACGGTCCGCGCGCAGGCGTTCGCGATCCTCGCCGCCGTTGAAGACCTGATCCGCGGCAACGCGGACAAGTTTGGCGGCCTCGCGGACCAGGGCAGTCCCGGGGTGTCGGGGATCGGGCTGCAGCAGTCCACCTCGGACGGCACGACGGCGCAGGTCGCGTTCCAGGTCACGTTCATATCGTTCATCGGTTCGTAAGGGAGAAACATGGCCACGTATGCCGTTCAGGCCCCGATACACCGTCCCGCGGGGGCGATCACCCTCCAGGCGCCCGCCGTGTCCGGCGACCTGGCTCCCACCGGCGCCGGGCTCGCGCTGTACGTCGGCAACGGTGCCACGCCGACGACCGTCTCCTTCGCCGTGCCCACGTACGACGGGATGACGGTCACCTTCCCGGCGATCACCATCGCCGCCTCCTCGGTCTACCTGATCCCGTTGCCGTCTTCGGTGTATGGGGCGGGGACGGTCGCGGTCACCTACGGCAACGTGACCACGCTGACCGGTACGGGCCTGTCCGGTGTCGCGGTGGTGACGATCCCATGAGCGACGTCATCATCTACCACCCGGGCACGCAGGGCCGGGTGGCGGTGCCTGAGGAGGCACTGCCGCATTACCGCATGTCCGGCTGGGTGCTGCTGGACGAGCACTACGCGAACGAGGCCGCACGCGCCGAACGTGAGGCCGCAGCCAGCAAGGCCCCCGGGAAGGGTGACAAGTAATGGTGGCACCGCCTATCTCCGCATCTGACCGGTTCATCCCCGAGGGCGCCACCCAGTTCTACTGGGTCGTCACGTTCGCGTCTTACCTGGCGCCGACGCGGGCCGAGCTGAACGCCGGGACGAACCTGACCCCGGAAGTCGAGTCGTCCGGGAACTGGGGGATCGTGTCGAACGCGATCGACACGCCTGACCTGGCAACCACGTTCACCTCCCAGATCCCCGGGAAGATCACCATCGACGGGTCGACGCTCAACATGTACAGCGACGACAACCAGGCCGACGCGCGGACGCTGATGCCCCGTAACTCGGTGGGGTTCATCGTCAAATTCCCGGGCGGTGACATCACCGGCCGCAAGATGACCGTGTTCCCCTGCAAGGTCGGCTCCGCCGCGGAGCCGACGGCGTTCGGGTCGCCAACGGTATTGAACTTCTCGTACTACGTCACGAAGATCCCGGGCGAAAACTTGACGGTGCCGTAAATGGCTGACGCGTCGGTCCGGATGAACGTGGGCAGCCAGGGCGCGAGCCTGCGTACCATCTCCCGCGAGCTGCGGGCGATGGACGACGCGAAGGTCACCGGGATCTTTAAGAAACGGCTGACCGACGCGGCGGGTCCGTTCGTCCCGGCGGTGCGGGCGTCAGCGCTGGCGATCCCGGTGAAGGTGGACGGGAGGCACACGGGGCTGCGGGCGCGGATCGCGGCGTGCGCTGCGGTCGCGTCGTGGCAGGACGCCCCCCGTGAGGTGGCCGTCGCGGTGGAGATCCAGCCGCAGCACATGCCCGACAGGGAGAAGTCGCTCCCGCTGCTGATGCAGGGCGTGGGCGTCGGCCGCCGCGGCGACTCCCGCTGGCGTCACCCGGTGTTCGGCCGCAACAAGGACCCGTGGGTTCAGCAGCCGCCGCACCCGTACTTCTTCCAGGCCGCTGGCGGGTTCGGGCGGGCGGCGGGTGCGGCGATGCAGCGGGCGCTGGACGACATCACCCGCCAGATCAACGGCTAGCTAGGGATGTGCGCCAGCACCAGCCCGATGATGATCCAGATCCCGATGGCGGCTGCCACGGTGAGCAGGATGCTGCGGACGCGGTGACGCTTACGCGCCTGCCCGGTGGTAGTCATCTGACATTCCCCCCTCACCTGCACCGTACCACCCTGCTGCCAACTGCCCAGGAGACCGCATGCACCTGTCCCGCGACGACTTCCTGAAAGCCGAAGACCTCGTCACCGAGGAAGTGGACCTGTCTGACCTGCCCGGCTACAACGGCAGCGTCCTGGTCCGCGGCATGACCGGCCGCGAACGCGACGAGTTCGAGGTGTCAACGGTGGACCGGCGCAACGGCGAGCGGAACCTGGTGAACGCACGTGCGCGGGTCGTCATCCGCTGCGTCGTGGACGACGACGGCAAGCGCCTCTTTGACGACGCTGACATCGACGTGCTCGGCGGGAAGTCGGCCGCCGCGCTCGACCGCCTTTACGAGGTGGCGGCGAAGCTGTCGGGGATGCGGGATGAGGACGAGAAGGAGATGGCCGGGGATTTCGGCGGGGAGGGTGGGAGTTCTTCCTCTACGGCCTCGCCGCCCGGCTCGGCAAAACCGTCGAAGAACTCCTCGGCCAGGTGAGCAGCCGGGAGCTGACTGGGTGGCAGGCGTTCACCCAGTTCGAGGCTGAGCAGCGCAAGAAGGAACCCGGCACGGCGCCAGCGATGAAGGGCCTGTGAGCTGTGGCGACTCTCCAGTACGTGGTGCGGGCGACTGACGATGCGTCGGCCGCCTTTGCCAAGATCGCTGCCAGCGCTGACAAGCTGAACGAGGACCTGAACAAGCTTGACGGCAAGAAAGCGACGCCGAAGCTCGGCCTCGATGACAGGCAGTTCAAGCTCGCCTATGACGACATCGGCCTGAAGCTGGACAAGCTGGACAAGCGCGTCACCACGACGCACATGAACGACGACCAGATCAGGGCGGCGCGGATCCAGGCCGAGCGGCTGCAGCTGCGGATGGACAAGCTGAACGCCCAGCGCACCAAGATCCACGTTGACGACAGCGCCCTGAGCAAGCTGTCGAAGATGTCGTTCCTGCAGCCGTCGGCGATCGGGTCGGCGCTGGCGCTGTCGCCGGCGCTGATCCCCCTCGCCGCGCAGGTCGCCGCCGGGGTCGGCGCGATCGGTGTCAGCTTCGGCGCCGCGGCGCTCGCGTCGGCCGGGTTCGGCCTGATGGCGACGACCGTCCTGTCAGGCGCCAGCAAGGATCTGCAGAAGCTGCAGACGCTGAACGTGGCCCTGCTCAAGGCCACCACACCGGCGCAGAAGAAGGCGGCCGAGCAGGCGATCGCCGCGCTGAAGGCAGGCTGGTCGAAGGGCTACCTGGACCTGATCGACCAGTATCAGACGTTCCAGCAGAAGTGGAAGTCGATCAGCCAGGCGATCACGGTGCCCACCCTGAATGTGTGGCTGCCGGTGCTGACGGAGGGGCTGAAGTTCCTCAAGCCGCTGATCAAGCCGGTCGCTGACGCGTTCACTCTGTGGGGGATCACGCTCAACACCTACTTCAAGGACCCGGTGCACGCCCAGCGGATCAGGGAGCTGGCGGCGGCGTTCGGGAACTTCGCCGCGCAGCAGCTTTTCCGCATCGGGCAGTTCATCGGCGACATCGCCAAGGGCGTCTTCAATCTGGGGAAGGATCTCGCTGCCAGCGGGGCGAACTTCAGCGCGTTCGGGCCGTGGCTGTCGGGGATCGGTGACGGGTTCCTCACGTGGAGCAAGTCGGCGAAGGCCCGCGCCGATGTGCAGGGGTTCATGCAGTTCCTCCACGACGAGGGCCCGGTGGTCAAGGGCATCCTGAAGGATCTGGGGACGATCCTGCCCGGCATTTTCAAGGGCGCGACGACGGTCGGGACGCTGGAACTGCAGGCCCTCGGCAGTTTCCTGAACCTGGTTGCGAAGCTGCCGCCGAACTGGCAGCGGGAACTCACTGAAGCCGCTGGGGCGCTGCTGCTGCTGTCGAAACTGGGTGTGATCAAGGCCGGGCTCAAACTGGTGGGGTTCGGCTCGAAGCTGCTGTCCGGCGGCACCCTGACCCTCGGCGGTGCGACTGCCGCCGGCGAAATGGAAGCCGCGATGCGCACCGGCGGCGCGGCGGCCGCGGCGGAGATCAGGGCTGCGATGGCTGGCGGCGGTGCCGTCGCCGCCGGTGAGGGCGCGGCTGGAGGTGCGGCTGGCGCTGCGGGAGCCGCCGCGAAGGGTGGCGTCCTCGGATGGCTGGCCCGCGGCACCGGCCTGAAGTGGATCATCCGGGGCGGTGTCGCGGTCGCCGTGACCGAACTGATCGTCAAGCCCACCCTCCAGGACATCTCCAGCGGCAAAGGGAAGAACTGGTGGGACAACCCGTTCGGCACCGATAAGGGGAAGGGCGCTCTCAACAGCTGGACCAGCTTCGGGCATGACGTCGAGCACATCGTCGATAACGTCCGGGGTGCCATCACCTCCTCGTCGAGCCGCTGGTCGGCCGCGCTCACCGCCGACTCTAAGAAGGCCACAGCCGCTGTCACCGCCGATTTCACCCGGCAGGAGACCGGCGCCCGGGGCGCTGACCGGGCGCTCGGGAACTACACGCAGGCGATCAAGGACAACGGGATCGGGTCGCAGGCGGCGACCACCCAGCGGAAGAACCTGATCGCCGATCTGGTGCAGGCCGGGGTGAACGCGGGGACCGCCCGTACGGACGTGAACCGTTACACCACAGCGGTCAGGGACAACGGGGTCAACTCGGATGCCGCGCGGGCGGCGCGGCGGCGGCTGGTCACCGACATTGGTGACGCGTTCCGCAACTCCCAGCAGGGCAAGACCGACCTGCAGAACTACACCACGGCGGTCCGTAAGAACGGCACCGACTCCGACGCGGCCCGCTCGTCGCGGTCGAAGCTTATCTCCGACCTCAGGTCGTCGGGGCTGACGTCGGATCAGGCCAAAACCCTGGTCAACAGGCTGACCACGGCGATCGGCAACATCCCGAAGAACCACAACACCAACGTCACCGTCACCGGCTCTGGCCACGGCGGCGTGGCGATCACCTCGACGTTCCCGAACGTGAAGGCCAACCTCTTCATTCACCCGCTCGCCTCCGGCGGGATGGTCCGCGGCCGCGGCGGCCCCACCGCCGACGCGAACCTTGCCCTCCTCAGCCACGGCGAATACGTGCAGAAGGCCGCCGCTGTCGCCAAGTACGGCGTCAAGGCGATGGACGCGATCAACGCCGGCCGGGCGATAGTCAGGTACGCCGCTGGCGGGCTCGTCGGCCAGGTCGCCGGTGCGGGAACCATGTACACCGAGACCGGTAAGCGGCAGACGACGATGACCGCCGGCGAGGCCAAACTGATGGCCGCCGAGGTGATGAAGGAGTTCAAGGCGGCAGCGGCGGCCGGGTCGAGCAGCGCGATCGTCAGGGACGCCAAGCAGTACCTGTACAAGATCCCGTATGTGTGGGGCGGCACCGCCGTCCCGGGTGGCGCGGACTGCAGCGGGTTCGTCCAGACGATCTACAGCCGGCACGGGATCAGCGCGCCGCGGACGTCGGAGGCGCAGGGCGCGTGGGTGCGGCGGTCTGCGCCGGTGCCCGGCGGCCTGGCGTTTTACAACTCGCCGGCTGGTGGGCCGCCGCCGGGGCATGTCGCGATCGTCGCCGACGCCGGACACGTCATCAGCCAGGGCGGCGGGATGGGCCCGCAGTGGGAGAACTTGCGGTTCGCGCCGCTGATGTGGACCGGTGTCCCGCCTGCCGGGTTCAAGAAGATGGGCGGCGGCGGGGTGCTCCGGGAGCCGGTGCTGGGGTACGGGCGCAGCGGGCAGGGTTACGCGCTGGCGGAGAACGGGCCGGAGCATGTGATCTCCGGGGCTGAGATGACGGCGCTGCTCGCGGAGGTGCGGGCGATGCGCCGCGAGGTCGTCGCTGCCGTCCGGGCCGCCCCCGCCGCTACGTCGGTCGGCCTGGGCAGGGCGCTCAACGGCATGGTGCCCCGGTGAGCGCAGCCGACAGCCTGATCCTCGCTGACGTCGTTGAGCTCCTCGGCGGCGGTGTCATCTCGCAGCACCCGCTGTGCCCGGGGGCGCAGATCACCCTCGTCGGTTTCGACTTCGGCGCACCGCAGCCCCAGACGGAAATCGTGGCTAGCTTGCTGAGGGACGGATCGATTCCCGTGGGGCGCCGCGCAGACAACCGCACCATCTCGCTCCCGATCCAGATCCGGGGCCCGTCGCGGCCCATCATGGACGGCGCGCGGGAGCTGCTGCAGCAGCTGGTGGACGCCGACACGTGGCGGCTGACGTGGACGCCGGACCCGGGGACGGGCACGGCGCTGCCGATGATCTTCGACTGTTTCCGGGCGACCGCTGTCGTCAACCGTGACCTGGTCCTCGAGGACAGCCTCGTCTCGCAGCTGACGATCACGTTCCCGGCGTTGCCGTTCGGCCGGTCGGACACGCAGACCACTTTGGTGTTCCCCACGCCGTCGTCGTTCCCCACGCCGGCGAACCCGGTCCGCATCGACGACTACTCGACGGTGTCCACGACGACGCAGACGACCGCCGGGTGGTGGACGCAGTCCAGCCAGCATGTCGCCGACTCGTTCTCCGCATTCTGGAATCAGCCTGTTACCGACCGGGACTCCGGTCCGTTCTATACGCATACGCTCGCCGCGCCGCTGGACATCACCGGCCTGCCGAACCTGACGTTTCAGTTCGGCCTCGGCACCAGCAACTACAAGTCGTGGCACGCCGGGAACGTCACCTTCGCCGTCACCCTCACCGACAACGCGGCGCACACCCTGTCAACCGGCGGCGTCGCGTACTGCGTCGCGTCGAACAACACACTGTCCCCGACGTGGACACAGGTCACGTTCCCCATCCCCACCTCCGCCACGTTCGACTACACCCACCTCAACTCCTACAGCATCCACGCGTGGCGGTTCGTCGACCGCGACGGCGCCCTCGAGCTCGACAGCGCGGCGTACCTGAACGGTTTGACGGCCATCGCGTCGGCGCAGAACCCGATCGCCGCGATCAGGGGCACCCTCTATCAGATCCCGCCCCGCGGGACGGCGCGGGCGCCGATGTCGACCCAGTTCCAGTCGCCGCCTATCACGACGCCGGCGACGGTGACGTTCAGCACGGCGGGGCCGTTCACGTGGCCGGTGCCGGCGGGTGTCACGGTGGGCGCGGTGTCGGTTAAGGGCGCCACCGGGAAAGGCGGCGACCGGACCACGGCAGGTGCCGGTGGGGGTGCTGGCGGCGGTGCTGGCGCCACCCACGCCACGTATCCGCTGGTGCCCGGCACGGTTCTCTCCGGCTACATCGGCGCCGCGGGCGGTTCCGGCGGGTTCCCCACATTGGTCGCCAGCTATTTCGATCATGAGGATGCGTGGAACTACAACACGCTGGTCACACCGTCGTTCACCCCCACGGCGGGCGAGCTCATCGTGGTCAAGGCGCTCAACTCGGAACGGTCGCAGACGTTCGGCACCCCCACGGGTGGTGGTTTGACGTTCACCAACAGGGTTGACCAGAACGTCACCTCCCACTGCCGCGCCGACATCTGGACCGCGACCGTAGGCGGCTCCCCAACAGCGATGACGATCTCCCTGACCGTCGCCGCCAGCCAGCAGAACCACGCGTTCGTCGTGGAACGGTGGTCCGGGGCGAAACTCGCCGGGTCCCCGGCGGTGATCAACGCGACCGGCTCCGGCGCCCCGTCCGCGGTGGAGACGACGATCGCGAACAACAGCGTGATTTCCTGGGTGAACGGCGACTTCGACCAGGGCACCGGCGCCCGCACCTACCGGGGCACCCCCACCGAGGAGCAGTACTGGACCGCCGGTGACTGCACCGGCTACTTCGCGTGGCAGACGCAGGCGACCGCCGGGGCGGTGACGGTCGGGCTGACCGCCCCAAGCCAGACGTGGACGATGGCCGCGATCGAAATCCAGGCATTCAACACCGGCGCTTTGACCGACGGCGGCGCGTCCACGTTCGACGGGACGGCGTTCATCGCCGACGGCGGGAAAAGTGTCCCGGTGAACACGGCCACGGGTGCCAGCGGGGGCCTGGCCAGCGCGTCGGTGGTGCCGGCGGGTGGGACGACGTTCAACGGCGGCAACGGGTTCACCGCGTCCACCACCGGCGGCGGTGCCGGTTCCTCAGCCGGTGACGCCCTGGCGGGTGTGAACGCCGCCGGGCAGGCCGGTGCGACCGCACCATCCGGGGGTATCAGCGGCGGCGCTGGTGGCGCGGCCGGCGGAAACAACGCCGGGGTCGTGCCCGGTGGCGGGTCGTTCTCCATCGGCGGCTCCGTCTCCGGCGCCGCCGGCGCCGCCGGGAAGGTCACGATCACCTACACGCCGCCGCTCGCCGCCTTCAAGACTTTGCTGGCGCACTCGCCGAGCTACCTGGCGCCGCCGACGCTGAACCCGCTCATCCCCGCCGGCTCCGGCCTCGACCCACCCGACGGCCGCGAATACACGATCGCCTCCCCCGTCCCCGGCCTGCCCGCAAGGTACTACGGGACGTACACGATCATCGTGTTCTTCTCCACCATCAACACCCCCTCCGCCTCCAGGGTCGTCACAGTCACGTTCCGCCAATACGACTATGTGGGTGGCCCCTCCACCAGCCGGTCGGTCGCCCGCACCCTCACCCCGTCAACGGAGTCGCCGCCGATCGCGAACGGATTCGTCGTCATCGGGGAGCTGACCCTCCCGTGCCGTGATCATGCCCAGGACAACACCGCCGCGTTCTACACCGCCGCCGTCAACTCGACCAACGCAAGCGACAGGGCGCTCGACATCGTCGCGATCGACGTCCGCGGGCAGACCGCGGCGATCAACATCTCCGGCACCGGGCACGTCAATTACTATTTGGACGAACCGTCGACCGACCGGGACTGGGGCCGTGTCCTCGCCTCCGACTATGACCGGGCGCAGGCCACGAGCGTGCTGGACGCGAACGACATGATCCTGACCGGTGGGCCGCTGGTCATCGACCCCGCTGGCGCCGGATGGCTCCTTGCCTACTCGCCGGACGCGGGAGCACCAGGGCTCACGGCCACCTTCTACCCCCGTTGGCGGGATTCCCGCCTGTCCTAGTTGCGGCGCGGGGGCGCCGGCATCGCCGGTTGGGGCATCTGGAGTGCCCGCATTCTTCCCGCCTGGTCACGCGCCCCACGCCGCCCGCTCAGTGTAGGAGACCGTCTGTGTTCCTGTTGTCACGCCGCCAGACCAGGGCCGCGCTCGCCGCTGGTGCTGGCGCAGCCGTGTACCTCGCCGCGTCCGAGCTCGGGAAGGACAAGCTGAAACTGACCGGCCTGTTCGTCCTCGCCTCCGCGTCGATGGCCGGGATGGTCACCGCCAAAGCCAGCCCCAAGGCGGCCAACGTCGAGTCCCGGCTCAACACGCACGTCGCCGCGACCGCCCCCGCCGTCAACCTGCAAGCCAACGGCGGCACCATCGGCGGCACACTGAACACCACCGGCAAGGTCAACCCATCCGGCCAGGGCCGCGCCGACCTCGCCTGGACACCCAACACCCACCAGGGCAGCTCACCCGCGTCGTACTCGCAGTCGTTCACCGACAACACCGTCTCCCGCGTCAACGACATCATCGACCAGCTGAGTCTCGCGTCCGACCGCGCCGACTGGATCAGGCAGCAGCTGTCCAACAACAACGTCGTCATCAACTGACAGGGAGGCTGGACTGTCATGGCGGGACTGTCAGCGCAGGCCGGGGACATCAACCGCGCCTGCGGCAACGCCGTCGTTGCGCTGGCGCAGGCGCTCGCGGCCTGCTCCGGGCTGAACACGATGCTCAACGACACGTCCCGCGGGTTCGGGCAGGCGAACCTGGCAGCGATGTTCACCGCCGCCGGTGACCCGCAGGGCACCAGCAACGCGGGGCTGATCATCGCCTCGTTCGCTGACCTGCAGAACCTGTCGGCTGTCGCCCACGGCCAGCAGGCGCAGCCCGCCGCGTCGAACTTCTTCTTTAACGCCGCGAAACTCATGGGCGTCATCCCGCAGTGAACGGCCACCATGTACGCGTATGACGTCACGCAGGTCGCCACCAGGGCACCCGACGGCACCAACTTCACCCCCCTCGGCACCCTCGGACATGTGACTCCCGCCGTCTACTCCGACACGCTCCCCGGCGGCAACGACTCCCTCACCTGCACCCTCCAAATCCCCCCCTCCTACCGGCATCCCGCGTTCGACCCCGGCCGCATCCTCGAGGCATACCGGGGCGGCAGCAAGATCTGGGAGGGGATCCTGGGGGAGCCGCAGCCGGGTGACGGCGGGTGGGCGCTGACAGCCAAAGGCGCCGGGAACTACGGCGACAACTACCTGAGCGTCTGGACGGTGTGGAACCAGAACAACCCCATCGACGCCGCCATCACCCGTGGCCTCCGCTGGAACAAGCCGTCGTTCGCCTCGACCGGGCTGTACCTGGCGGAGCAGCAGGACTCCGGGTCGCAGACGATCAGCGACTTCCTGACCCTCGTCACAAGACCTGGTGCGTACACATGGCATGTGGGGCGCCGCAACACGCTGTCCGTGTTCCCGATCCCCACCACCCCGACGCGGATCCTGATGGCCGGCAGCCCCGCCGCCCGCTCGCTCGCCGGGTACATCAACGCCTTGACCGGCAGATACCAAAGCGCCGACGACAACGCCACCACCGGCGCCGCCGCGACGTTCGCCCTCACCACCGCCACCAACGCCGCGTCCATCGCCAAGCATCTGCGGACGGAGGCGTTCTGGGACATCACCCAGGCCGGCACCATCTCCTCGGGGACCGCGGCCGGGTTCGTCGCCCAGGCGCTCACCCTGTACCAGGGCGCGTCGTGGGCGGGGCCGCTCACCGTCCGCTACGGCTCCTACACGACCATGACCGGTGTGCCGGTCGATCTGGGGTGTGAGGTCGCGGGGGAGGTCGTCCAGTTGCAGCTGGCCGACGGCCCGTACGGCGGGGAAGTGTCGCCGTCGCCGCCGGTGACGTTCCCCGTCGGCCGGGTCGAGTATGACGACGGGGCACAAACGCTGTCAGTGACGCCGTTCCAGTCGGTGCCGAACGACCTGCCGTCGCTGCTGTCGGCGCTCGCCACCACCCTCCCGACCCCCGCGCCACCCCCGACGACACAGCCGATGATCTCCGCATAACCGCACCAAGCAGCAGGGGTACCTGGGATGGCTGACCGCAACGGCGGTGATCAGGACGTGCCCGACAACGAGGTGGCCGCCCAGGCGGCCTCCGCCCGGCAGTACGACTGGCGGCCACGGCCTGACCCGACTGTCCTCACCACCCAGCAACTCCGCGAGACCGAGACCTCGCTCAACCGGACGATCGCCGAGCGGGTCGCCGGGCTGCGGGAACTGATCGAGCAGCGCCTTGACGGCATGGACAAGGCGACTGAACTGCTCGCCGAGCGGATCGGCAGGTTCGGCCCCGAACTGCAGAGCGGCCGGGAGCTGCTCCGGTCAGAGATGGCCGCCGCCGTCCTGAACCTGCGGGAACTTCTCGAAGCCCGCCTTGACGCCATGGACAAGGCCAACGACCTGCTCGCCGAGAACGTCCGCCAGTTCCCCTCCGACCTGGACAAGGCGACGAAGGCGCTGCGGGAAGTCCTCCAAGCTGACATCCGCAACGTCCAGGATGTGAGCCAGGAGAAGTTCAGTGCCATCGAGGGGACGTTCGCCTCTAACGCGCTCGCGCTGACCGCCGCCCTCGCGGCGCAGAAAGAAGCGGCGGCGGAGCAGAACAAGTCCAACACGCTCGCCATCACCAAAAGCGAGCAGGCGACGAAGGAGACGATCGCCGCCAACGCGGCGCAGAACACCAACTCGCTCACCAGCCAGGCGGCGACGATCTCAGACCTGAAAGACCGGCTCGTCCGCCTCGAGGCCGGTGGGGTGGCCACCGGCGCCGCGCACTCAGAACGGCGCCTCGACAACGGGCAGCTCCTGGCCGTCCTCGGCTTGATCCTCGTCGCCGCCGGGATCATCGTCACCGTCCTGATCGCCACCGGGCACTAGCCGCCGCCGGCCGCGCCACCCGGGTGGGGACAGGCGCTGACGGCGCAACCACTGACGCTGCCGGATCTTAGGCCGCCACATCCCACGGTCAAACCAGCCCATCCACCCATCATGCGGGAGGTCCCAATGTTTGGCGTCGCCGCAATCGTCAGCTTCGCCATCGCGTTGCTGATGCACCTGTTCGGCTGGGGCTCCGGCAAGGTCGACGAAACCCTGTTCACCCTCATCGGGTTCCTGTGCCTGGCGGTCCATGTGGTGACCGGCTGGTGGGGGCCAGTCCGCCGCCACCCGGCCGCCTGACATGGCCGCACCAGTGCGCCGGACACTAGCCACCTTGCTGCGCCACGCCGCCAACCGGCTCGACCCACCAGCGCCGTTGTCATGGTGGTGGAGCAGTACTCCCATCACGACGACCTGGCCGTCTTCGGGAGCGACGACCGTAACGTGGACAAGTACGCTGCCGAAATGATCCGCACCGCATCCGTCTGGCACGGCAAGGACGGCTACACCCTCGAAATCCGCGACGTTCCAGCGTGGGCCTACGTGCTCGACGAAGTGAACACCAGCGTCATCAACGCGATCTGCAAAGCCACGGGTGGCTGGGGCTGCCCGCTGTGCCTGTGCAGCCTCGCAGGGTGGACGTTCAAGATCGGCTGGGGCGATGAGGATGGCCTCAGGCGGCATTCCCTCGGCGGCCTGCTGTTCTGGCTCGGCCAGCGCGGCGGCCGGTTCAGCCTGAAGCGCGAACGGAAAGTGTACTCACGCCCGCTGACCTTCGATGAAGTCTGCGAGCACTTCCCAGACAAGCGCGTCGAGTGGGACGACGATGGCGAGGACTACGTACGCGGGGTAATGGTCTCGCAGTAGAATCAAGATTGGAAATAGACCCCCGCACCTGCGGAAACAGGCCGGGGGCATGGACACCACTTGTGGGAGTGATGACATGCGCACGATACCCCTGCACGGCAAGACGGCCGCTGGCCGGGTCGCGCTCGTTGACGACGAGGACTACGCGCTCGTGATGGCCTACCGGTGGTGCGTCAAGCAGCGGGAGCGCGGCCCCGGGCGTACCGCCGACGGTCCATATGCGCAGACCGACATCAGGCGAGACGACGGGCGCATGACCACAACCAAGATGCACAACCTGATCTTGGGCTGCAAAGGCATCGATCACCGCAACGGCGACGGGCTAGACAACCAGCGGGCCAATCTGCGGGTGGCCACGAGGAGCCAGAACGCAGCCAACCAGGGCCCTCGTGCTGGTACATCGCAGTACAAAGGCGTCAGCTGGAACCGGCGGGATCAGAAGTGGCACGCGCAGATATGTCACAACCGCTACGTGCGATGCCTTGGCTACTTCACCAGTGAGGAGGACGCTGCCCACGCGTACGACGTCGCCGCGAGGGAGGCGTTCGGCCCCTTCGCCCGGCTGAACTTCGAGGAGAACCCTTGATCGAAAAGAAGGTCCAGGCGTCCACCGCCGCGGCGGCGCTGTCCGGGCTCATCCTGTGGGGGTTGGGTACGTACGCCTTCCGGGGCAATGTCCCCGACGTCGTGACCAGTTGGGTGTATGCCCTCGTCCCGGCGGGGATCACGTTCGCCGCTGGCTATCTCGCGCGGCACACCCCCCGCCCAGCCGCCGCGCCCGTGGCCGCGCCGCCGCTTCCCCCCGCGCCGCCCGACGGGCCAGTCGCATGATCATCCTCGGCATCATCCTGCTCATCGCCGGGCTCGTCCTCCCGCAGCTGTCGATCCTGGTCACGATCGGGATCATCCTCATCGTCATCGGCCTGGTTCTGCTGGTCCTCGGGATGAGCGGCCACGCGATCGGCGGCCGGAGGCACTGGTTCTGATGACCTACGGCCCATACCCGGCGAAAGTCCTCGACTGGCACGACGGCGACACCGCCCACATCGACGTCGACCTTGGCTTCTCCCAACGCGCCGCCGCCTACACCCTCACAGGCAGCCCCCAGCTGTCCTGCCGCATCTACGGCATCAACGCCCCCGAGCTCGCCACCGACGCGGGGAAGGCGGCGCATACGTACGCCCAGACACTGTGCCCGCCGGGGACGATAGTCACCGTCGTGTCGCATTCGTGGGACAAGTACGGCGGCCGGTGGGACGGCACGATCACCCTCCCCGACGGGACCGACTTCGCCGCGGCCATGCTCGCCGCTGGGCAGGCGGTGCCCTTCACATGACCGAACCCCGGGGCAGCGAATGCCGGTGCGTCCTCTGCGGGCAGACGTTCACCGGCCTCACCCTCTTCGACGCCCACCAAGACGTCGACTACAACCGGCACCCGGTCATCGTCTGCCGCGACCCCACCGGGCTAGGGCTGGCGCAGGACTCGCGGGGTACCTGGGGGACGCCGGAAGGGCTGGCAAAGCGCGAGCGCTCCCGTGGGAGGCTCGCTGCGGCCAACTCAGCGCGAGCCCAGGAGGACGTGTGAGGCGTTTTATCTGCTACAGGCCAGCACCGCCAGAGGAGTACTACGCCCAAGGTGCAGCGAACCCTCCCGATGAACCGCAGTTCGAGGGCGTCGTGTTCAGCGATGGCACCGTGTGCGTCCGCTGGCTGACCAAGTTCCGGTCCCATTCGGTGTGGTCGAGCTGGGAAGACCTGGACGCGATCCACGGCCACCCGGAGTACGGCACCCGGATCGACTGGCTGGACGAGGCGTGACCACACCCACACCCGAACCGCCCAGCCGGTCACCAGACGCGGCCGACCTCGCACTCGCCAAGGTCGCCGTCCCCTGGATGGGACTCCACCAGAACACCCCACCCCATCCCGCAGGCAACGCCAAGCTCGCCCAGGCTCTCGCCGCGTGGCTTACCGCCCGCGGCATCTACTGACCCAGACAGACGTCCCCCTCGCAGCGCCTTCCCGCCGCGAGGGGGCGCTTTCCCTTTTACGGGGCCCAGTCCGGGTCGTAGTCCGGGTGGTCCCGGTAGACGGCGGCGAGGAGGTGCAGGACGCCATCCAGGGTGCCAGTGATGTACCAGTCGTCCTCGTGATCAACCGCACTCTGGTAGCGGGACAGGATGGCCCGCTTGGCTTCCACCTCGCGCAGCACCCGCTCTGGCGTGTAGGTGGGCACCTTGTACCAGCGGACGTCCATCTCATCCGGCCAGTCCTTCGCCACCGCCTCGTCCTCGCTGAGCCGCGCCCTGAGAAAAGCCACCAAGTCACTCACCGTCGCATCCTCTCGGCCAGAGTACGGAGCGAGAGGCACAGACCTTCAGGGTGTAGCTGGTACGGTGCCCGGCCCCGGCACGGCATCACCCGGTCAGCCCCCGACCCAACACGTGTTATTCCCAGCGAATCTTCCCCACGCCGAGCCTGTGCCTCTCGCTCCGTACTCTGCCACTAGGCTTGTCCTGCTGCGATCGCCGCACCCCTCCGCACCACCAGACGGGTACACCCATGCCATCACCCGACGAGCTCGACACCCTCATCCAGAACGGCTTCGCTGGCTACCCAACGCCGGGAGCCGGTCCGGCACCGCAGCCCTCACCACCGGCGCACCGGGTGCTGTGGTTCGCGGTCGGGATGGTGCTGTGGCAGGCGAACGGGATCCTGCTGTACCTGTTCCTCTGGCTGCTGCTGCACGGGTAGCCTGCCGGATCAAAACCAGCAGCCCAAGCACGCACCACGCGCCGATCACCAGCTTCCACCACGGCACCGCCGTGACCACCACCCACACCACCCCACCCGCAGCGAGCGCGGACACGGCACGGCAGACACCAGCCGGCCGGTTCAGCGCCAGATGCGGACACGAACAGTTCTCCCGCAACCTCTCAGGCGTACACATTCCGTCTCCCTAGCGAAGCTTCGAGTTGATCCAGCGGGCACCGAACCGCAGCCGCTCCCCGGTGTGGTTGCAGTGCGAGCACCAGCCCCACTGCTCCTCCTCGCTGCCAGGGTTCCGGCCGCGGCGGTTACGGCACCACCGGCACGGCCCCCGCGGATGGCGCCGCAAACGCATCAGCCACCAGGCGGCCGCCACACCGGCCACGACAGCGAACGCCACCCACGCACGGGCGAGGCCAGTCATCAGCAGCAGGATGGCCGCGGTCCAGGTGCGCCCGTTCGGGATCACTGGCCGCCGGCCGAAGCGACACCAGCTGCGTAGCCAGCCGCGTACCCGGCGGCGTGGCCGGCGCCGTAACCCTCCTCATAACCGAGCTGATAGCCCTGGCAGAACGGGCGGTAACACTCCTCGTTGCGGCAGGGGCCTTTCGGGTGCGTTTTCTTCGCCAGCGGGTTAGCCATCAGCGTCGTCCTCATCCCAGAACTCGCCGGGCGGCGGCCGGTCATCTTCAGCCCACCACTCCTGCGCATCCTCGTCCGGCGTGTCAGGCAGCGGCGGCAGACCACCGGGCACACCGTTCGGGCAGCCTGGGCGGTGCGACCCCACGCAGTCGCAATAGCGGTACGCCGGCGCTGCGTCCTCAGCCGCCGGGCGGCGCTCACTGCCGCCGCCGCCCGTGTCGCGGGTGTGCTGCCGGACCGTCGTCACCTTCCCCGACACCGTCGTCCGCTTATGCCTGTGAACGATTCCCACTGCCTTCTCCTAGCCGCTACCAGGTAGCGTTCGCGCTACTCGCTTTGACCTGCATAAACTCCGATGGCCGCTACCGCCGCTACCTGCCGACCTGCGCGGTAGCGGGTAGCGGGCTGCCTGCTCACTGGGCCGCTACCGCCTCTACGTCCTCCCGGTAACACCCCTTCAGGTTGCGGCCCACGAACTTCACATCCCGCGACGGCACCTTCAGGTCACGCAACTGCGCCGAGATCGCATCAGCCGTGACGTCGGCGTACCGGTCGGGGAAATGCCGCTCGAGCCGCTCCGCGAGCTGCTGCCACTGCAGCCCCGTGTTGCCGCCGAACACGGACAGCACGTCGGCCAGGACGTCCCTGACGGGCTTGTCCACCGTCACCCCGGCGGCCATGCCGTCGAGTGTCCCGGCCTTCTCCCGCAGCGCCCGCGCGGCGAGCAGGATCCGCTCAGCGTCGGTGTCGTTCGCGCTGTAACACCGCACCGTCGGCGACGCATCCGTCGCGCCATGCAGGATCCCGACACCCTTGTACTGCGGCAGCAGCTTGGAGGAATCCAGGTCCATGCTGGTGGTGCCCTGGCCCAGCACCGCCTCCGACACGGTGTATGACGCGGTGCGCAGCGCGAACCTGACCACGAAGTTGTCGCGGGTCGCGTTGAACATCGTGGACAGGTTCCCCGTCCCGCCGATGCCCGCCGGTTTCTGCGTCGCCCAGATGGGGATCACCCCGGCGGCGGGGGCGACCTTCACCAGGAACCGCAAACCCTCCGCGATCTCGGTCGAGATCTTCCCCAGGTCGTAGTACTCCTGGAACTCGTCCAGCACCAGCACCCGCACCGGCATCCCATACCGGGGGTCGCGGGCGATCTGCCGGGTCAGCTTCCCCTCCGGGCACACACTGGTGGGCAGGTCAGACAGCCGGTTGTACCGGTCCTGCACATCTTCCTTGATCCGCTTCAATGTGGCGAGCAGGATCTCCGGCGGCAGCCCATCACGGGTCGGCGTGGTCCCGAACGCATACGAGTCCGCGACCAGCGCGAACTTCCGCCAGTCCGGTTTCCCCGCCGCGTCGAACACATCCAGCTTCACATGCGGGTCGAGCGCGCAGAACAGGGCGAGCGCCCGCGCCGTCCACGACTTCCCCTGCCGGGGCAGCGCACCGACCAGCACCGACGACCACAGCAGCAGCAGCGTGACCAGCTTCCCGCGTTCGTCGAGGCCAAGGGGCGCAGGCTTCCAGATGTCGGTTTGCCGGCAGGCGAGCAGCGGCGTCTTCCCCACCGGCACGGCCAGCGGGTCACGGTCAGCCACCCATAGATAATGGCGGCGGTGTGATGTCGGGTCACGGTGGAGGAACACCTGGCTGACCTGCACATCCAGCCCCGACGCGATTTTCGGCTTCGCGTCGACCGCGTCGTTGAGGCCCTTGCCGTAGGGCAGGTCAACGTCCACGCCACTGCCTGCACCGTCTGTGCGCATCGGCCTGCCGCCGAACGTGACCTGCTGCCCGTCCTTCTCCGGGTCGCCAAGTTTCGCCGCATAGTAGGCGCGGAGGACGATGTCGGCGTTCAGCACCCGGAACCTCGGGGTGATCGTGGCCGGGCGCAGGATCGGCTTGTCCTTCGGGTGCCCAGCGCGGGCGAGGAGTGCCACGCACACCGCCACCAGCGGGGGGAGCCACATCCACCAGGGGACGAGTTCCCACAGCAAGACGCCACCCACCAGCACCGGCGCCAGGACGGCGGCGGTGATCTTCGCCCGCGCCACCGCCGTCTTCTTATGCTCGCGGTGGACCGTCATCCAGTCCCGGTGGCCTCCCGTCGCCGCATCAAGATGCACCGACACGGGCACGGGGAACAGCCACCAGCGCAGCCACCGGCTCACCAGCCGCAGGCCACCGACCACCGCCCAGAACAGCGCCAGCAGCAGGTACCTGGGTGAACGGATCCCGTGATACTTCGCCCGGTGCAACTGCCTGCCGCCCCAGTGCGCGACCGCCGCCTGCACCCCGGCGAGGGTCTGCAGGTGCGCGGGGATGACCGGCAGCAGCTCACCCCGCGGCGGCTCCGGGTCAACCGGCACCACCTCCCCGGATGGCTCCTCGTCCAGCGCCACCTCATAGGAGGTGTCATAGACCGCCGGTTTCGGCGGGGGCAGTTCGTCTGGGATGGCCACCAGGTGCCGCGGCGGCCGGTCGGTGGGGTCACTCATGGGGATCGCGTCCCTGCCACTGGCGCACCGTCCGCTTCCAGACGCGTCCCGGCCGCCCAGCCCAGCGCCCGGCGGCAATGAAGACAGCAACCAGGCCCGCGAGAATAAGCCAGTGCATCACGACTCGCCTCCGTGGCCGTTGCTGGCGGCCTTGACTTGCGCGGTGGCGTAGTCCCGCATCTTGGTTGCGGTCGCCGAGCTCACCTTGTGCTTGGCGCGGATCTCCCGTACCCCTTCCCGGCGTGCCACGGGTACGCGGACGGGTACGGCTACGCGGCCACGGCGGATCAGCCCGATCAGGATCTCCAGAGCGACGAAGAACACCACCGGCACGAACCCGTCCGCCACTGCCAGCAGCGGCGAAACCGACCACCCGGCCGCCACGTTCATCGCCACCGTCAAACCCGCGCCGAGGAAGATTCCCGCCATCGCCCACCGCGACCTCGGCGCACCCGTCACCGCTGTCTCATACAGCGACAGCGACGAGATGACGATCAGCCCATCCGGCAGCAGCGGATACAGGTAGGCCATGCGCCCGGTCACACCAGCGAGGCGGATAAGGAGCAGCCCGTCGCTGTAGGAGATGACGGCGGCGATGAGCGCGAACGCGGCCATGGTCACGCCAGCGGCGCGGCGGATGCGCCTTGTACGGTTCATCTTCAGGACCTCACTCGGTTTGGGGTCTTAGGCCAGCGGGAGGCGTTTGCGCGCTAACCGCTGGCCGCCAAGTCAACTGCCGCGGTAAGCGGCCACGACCCACAGCGCCGTCCCCGCTGCGGCGACCAGCAGCACCAGCGCCCACAGCGCCCACCACCGCCAGCGTCTCCACCACCGCCTCACCGGCCTTCCAGTTCCCGCTGCCAGTACACGTGCTGCTCGATCTCCCCCGCGGCGCGGACGATCTCATCCCGCAGCGCCCGCCAGTCCTCACCCCGCACCACGACCGGCGGCGACGACCGCCGCCGCCGGGCGTGCCTCAGGCCCGGATTGCGGCCGTCGCCAATCTCCCAGTCCGGGAACTCGTCTCTCACTGATGCCTCGGTCGGCTCGTCATCCATCTGGTCCCCTCCCAAGTGTTCTACTATACTAACCATGTCGTGCCTATACCAGAGACTGGGCTCTATCGGCAGACCAGGGGCTGGATCACTACGTTGTGCAGGTGCAAATTGATCATGAGTCGGACGTGTTCCCGTACCGGCAGGTAGCGGACCAGCTCCGCGCCGCGATCGACGCCGGCGAATACGGGCCTGGCCGCAAGATCCCGTCGCTGCAGGCACTGGTCCGGGAGACCGGGCTCGCGGTTGAGACGATCCGCCGCGCCATCCGCGTCCTCGTCGACGAGGGCGCCGTCTACACGGTGCAGGGCCGCGGCACATTCGTCACCAAGGAGCGAGATGGCTAAGAGCATGAAGTGCCTGCATTGCGGTCGACTGATCCAGCCATGCCGATGCGGCGGGTCGGCGTGCCCTGGTTACTGTCATGTCGGTGCCTGGGAAGGCCACTGGTGCGGCACCGTTAAGGGCACCAAGGCTGCGGTGCCGAAGTGACCGCCACGGAGACGCTGGCCATGAACGCGGCCCGGCAAAGGGCACGCCGCGCCCACCGCGTCCTCACGGCGTGCGAGCACTGCTCAGCCACCAAACGGCTGGAACGGCACCACCCCGACCCCAGCAAGGCGCTAGAGATCATCGTCCTGTGCGGCGAGTGCCATCGCGCCGAGCACAAGCGGACCGGCACGTGGGGCAAGCGCGGCGTGCTGGAATACATGCGGGTCGCAGAGGCGATCGCCGGCCAGATCGAAACCGGCGAGCTGCGGCCGGGGGACAAGCTGCCACCAGAGCAGGCCATCGCCGAGGAGTACGGCGTCGCCTACTCGACGGCCCGGCGCGCGATGAAGGAGCTGCGGGAGCGGGGGCTCATCGAGACGCTGTGGGGCAAGGGGACGTTCGTCAGGGGGAAGGAATGAGTAGCCCAGTATCGGTTCGGAGCAAGACGATACCGATGGATGAATGGGGCGGCTGCATACCTGCTACTGCTACACGCCTCCAAAGCGAGGCCGGGCACCGCACCCGGCGATCTGCCGCCCCCCCTCATGGCCTGCTAGCCGGCCACCTCACCAGCCTATGGGCGGTAGGGGCGAACCGATACCTGAGATGTGTCGCATACGCCAGGGAGCAGCCATGACCGACCGCCACGCCGGATACCTCGTCGTCCTCGCCCGCGACATCCGCGAGGACGACGCTGAGGAGATCATCGCGGCACTGCGCATGATCAAGGGAGTCCGATCCGTGGACCCAGTCCAAGCGGACCCCTCACAAGACATCGCATACGAGCGCCGCGACTTTGCGTGGCGTGAGGCGCTTCTGGCCTTGATGAAGGACGGCCCGGCGTGATTGCCGCGATCTGCGGGCTGCCGATGTTGTGGGTGGATCCTGCGCTGGTCCCGGAAGCTGGCCGCTGCCACCCGGTAGTGGTTAGAGAGAGAAAACCGATACCGGGGACGGCAGGCAATGAAAGGCAACCGCCGCCGGGGGCGGCTCGGGGCCTGTTGTCACTGACTGTCACCGCTGACGGGGCGCGGGGCTCTGCGGCTATACGCCAGTAGCCTCCTGTGACTGGTGAGGCGTTTCTGTGGCTCCTCGGAGCGCTTTCCCGGGTATGCGTAGTGGCGTGACTTACGAGCCATCGTATGTACAGCTTTAAGGCTATCATCAGAGCGTGACCTATACGCGAGCCGAAGTCATCGCCGCAGCAGCCAAGCTAGGCCGGATACCCGAGCCCCTCGCCGCTGCCGCTCTGGCCATCGAAGAAACTCCCGAGTTCCACCGTGTGTACTTGCCGTGCCTGAACGGCGAGATCCACCCAGCGGCGGTGGCGATGGCCCGCGCCGCGCTCGCCGCCAACGGTGACTAAACCGATCACGGCCGGTATCTACTGCCGGCTGTCCCTCGCCCGCGACGGCGACACCACCAAAGTCGACGAGCAGGAACGCATCTGCCGCGAACTCCTCCGCCAGCGCGGATGGGAACCAGTCACCGGCTGCGGCTACCCCGACCCCAACGGCGTCTACACCGACAACAGCAAATCCGCGTGGAAGAAAAACACCAAACGGCCCGCGTGGGACCAGATGCTCACCGACGTCGACGCCGGGAAGCTCGCCGCGATCGTCGTCTACCACGGCGACCGTCTCGTCCGGCAGCCGTTCGACCTCAACCACCTCATCAAGCTCGCCGACGGCCGTGGCCTCAGGATCGCCAGCCCCACCGGCGACCGCGACCTCGACAACCACGACGACCGGTTCGTCCTCCGCATCCTCACCGACGTCGCCTGCAAAGAATCCGACGACACCTCCCGGCGGATGAAGACGGGCCACGCCCGCAGGCGCCGCGCCGGCATCGTCACTACCGGCGGGCGCGGTGGCAGGCTGTTCGGGTTTGAGAAGGACGGCGTCACCCACGTCCCCAAGGAGGCGGCGATCGTCCGCGAGGTGACCGCCGCGATCCTCGCCGGGAACTCCGTCCGCCACATCGCCGCGGGTCTGGCCGCCCGCGGCGTCACCACCACCGCGGGCAAGCCGATGCATCCGCTGGCCATCCGCCGCATGCTCGCCAATCCCCGCTATGCCGGCCTGATGCCCGGCGGCACCTCAGCTGCAGCATGGGACGCCCTCCTCGACCGCGGCGAGTGGGAAGCGGCGACCGCGCTCCTCGCGGCCAACGGCGGCATGCTGCCGGCGGGGCACAACGCACGCAAGTACCTGCTGTCCGGCCTGGCGGTGTGCGGGGTGTGCGGGCGCGGCCTTCAGGTGCTGCCCGCGCACACAGCGAGATGGACCGCGAAGCCGGTTCACGTGGCCGCGCGGTACGGATGCCTGCGCGACGGCTGCCGCAAAGTGTTCCGCGACCTGGCTCTGCTCGACGGGTACGTATCGGCCCGCGTTGTGGAACGTCTGAACAACCCCGCCAGCCCCCCCGGGCGCCTGCCGGACACGCCGGGGCTGGCTGCTGAGCTCCGCGCACTGGCCGAGGAGCGCGAGCAGGTCGAGGCCGCGATCGCCGACCACACCAAGGGCCGACTCCCCCTCCTTCTCGCGCGCCTCGACTCCCTCGACGCGCGGCTCGCCGATATCCGGGAGCTGGCTGGGGCCGGCGCACAGGCCCGCGTCCTCGGCCGCCATGCGGGCCTCAGCCTGGACGAGTTCGCAGGCCTCGAGCTTGGCGTTCGCCGGGCACTGGTGAGCGGGTGTTACAAAGTGGTAGTCCTGCCAGCGTCGGCCCGGGGGCCGGGGTTCCGCACGGAGGATGTGCGCCTGGAACCCCGGTGACCGGTACTGCCGGTCGACGGAGAACACGGGGATGGGCCCGGCCATGAGGACCGCCACACCGAGGCAGGCGATGATCAAGGCGCGGACGACATACAGGTGGGTGCGGTCCCGGTTAGGGTCACGGGGCGGGCGTTTGCGTTTCGGCGCGGCGTGGGCACCGGCGCCGCCGTCGGCGCGGCCCGCGGTATAGAACAGTCCAGCCACTTTCGCGAGCGCGTCCACAGCGGCCTGAAGCCGTGCGATCTCGGCGCGTAGCCGTCTCACCTCATGCGTGTCGACCTCAGCCATGATGTGGTTTCCCCTCCCGGCCGTCCCGCAGCGGGTGGGGCGGCGCCTTTGCCTACTGGGCCGGTGGTAATGCCGACCGGCGTGCGTGCTCCCGTTTCGCACGGCGGAGGTCGGTGATCAGATCGCGGCGCTCGCTGTCGGTGCCGAGGGTGAGGTCTTCCCATACGGCCCGCTCAACCGGGTCGATGTAGACCTCTGGGCTGGTGCCGTTGAGCAGGCTGATGCCGAGGACGTCCTCGATCGCGCCCTGCGTCCGGTCCGGCAGCTGCTTGTTTCTTTCCCACGCCGACACGGTCGCGCGGTTGACACCGAGGCGGTCGGCGAGGTCCTGCTGGGTCCAGCGGAGCGCCTGGCGGCGCAGGCGGATACGCGCGCCGGGGGACTGGTCAGCCATGGCCGATATCCAAACCCACAACGCATCAAACGTCAACCGGATGCAACGAACCACCGCAAAGGTTCACAAACTGTCACCACCTCGCAACCCTCAATGTTCAGGCAGGTAGCGGCGTTTTGTGAAATGCGACTTGCGGTGTTGCGTTGGGTTCGGTAGCGTGCTCGGCATGGCATCACGGCGAACCAACGGTGTTGCGATCCGCGAGCTTCGCAAAGCCCTGGGGATCTCCCCCGCTGAGCTCGCGGCGTCGGTCGGTGTGGACAGGTCCACGATGTGGCGGATCGAGGTCGGGGTGCATCAGCCGAGGGATCCGACGTTGCGGAAGATCGCCGACCGTCTCGGGGTGCCGCTCGCCGCGATCAGCAGCATCCTCCCCGAACCCGAGGACGTGGCGTCATGAGCCGCTACGGAACCTGCAGCAAGTGCGAGCGGAAGACCGTTGTTCACTTCCACCGCTCTGGGTGGGACCCGCCGGGGTGGGTGTGCGCCTCATGCCGCGCTGAGGACGAGGAACGGCGCCGCGCCGAAGAGGAGGAGGCGTCGTGACCACATGCCGCAGCCTCGACGAGGTTTACGCCGCCGCCAAAGACGACGCCGCCGGCGAACCGCCGCTCGACCAGGACACCGCCGACCTCGTCGCCGCGATCCTCGCACCCACACGCACCCAGGACGGGGACGCGGCCGCATGAGCCACTTACCCGGCCCCCGGGGGGGAGCGGCCACACCAGCCTGACAAAAGCAGACGGGCCGCCGTCGGGCGACGGCAGCCCGTCCCCGGTCCACCCGGCCCCGGAAACCCGGAGCAGGGAACCGACCGGGGGACCGCATCAACAATAACGGAGACCCGGAGCTATGAGTATCACCTTGACACCCACCCAGCAGGCTGATGTCGGCGCGGCACGCGCTTTCGCCGCCGCAGTGAATCAGGGCGGCGGCGCGCTCGCCGCCTACATGCACGCCCCCCCAGGCGGCGACCGCTGCGCGGTGTACGCCATGGCGACGGGCTGGGCGAACAACACCATCCGTGACCTGCTGGCCATCATCGACAGCCTCACCGAAGGCAGCGCGTCATGACCGGCCCCGAGCACTACCGCGAAGCCGAACGGCTCATCCGCCCGTATGGCTGCCCGAGTAGCAGCAATGTCGTCGTTGCGCCAGCGCCAGAGGTGACTGCCCTCGCCCAGGTTCACGCCACGCTCGCCCTCGCCGCCGCGACGGCAACAACCCGCGGCAACGCTGACCCCTACGACTGGCTCGCATGGAACAAGACCCTTGGCGGCACGTCATGACCGCCATGCCGGACCCGACACGCCCCGCGCAGCTCCACATCGGCCTCACCGTCGTCCCCCTCCCCATGCCAGAAGCCGGCGAACGCGGCGACCTCCGCTTCGGCGACCAGAT